TTCCTTCCATGGATTAAAGATCGTGTAGATGATGTTCCCAAGCATTCAGGTAAAGATCTGGCTGGTTTAGATCGCGCCATAGCCTATCTAGAAAAGCTTGATGCAGAAATTTCAAAGGCTATGCGTCTTGATCTAGACGGCGCTCTAGATGCCAACAAAATAGAAGAAGTTAGAGAAAAGATTGAAGAAGGAATTGAGCGCTTAGAAGATAGGGTAGAAAAACTTAAGCAATCTAAAAAGACTAGAAAAAAATCTTCTGAATTTGAGCCAGAAATAGTTAAAGAAGCTCAAAAAGCAATGGGCGTCAAAGGATTAATGGTAACTGTTCCATTATTTATCTCATATCTTGGTAGAGTTATCATGAATGGCATGGTTTCTGGTGGTCATGACGCAGAAGATATGTTTGAAAAACTTTCCAAAAAATACAAATTGACTGACCGTGAAAAAGCTGAATTAATTCAATATCTACAAGATAGTAATATGCCAATTCGCAGAGACCGTGGATATGACCCTGATGAAAGTTTTAGCGAGCGCTCAAGCGATAATTTTGATTGGTCAGCTCAATATAAATCTTAGTAGGATACTATATGTCAAAATACAATAGAAACATGTCAACAATTTCTCGCGCAGATTACCCAAGAAAACAATCTAGTATTGAAAGTGAAATTGAATCCGAATTTGAAAAAAATCTTCAAAAAAATGCAGTCCAACCAAAACAAAAAGATCAAAATTTATTTGATCAAATAAATGCTATTGTCGGAAATAAAGATTCAAAATATAAAAATGTTGATGCAGCCGTCGATGATATGAAGAAAAGATCCGGATTAACAGATTATTTAAATAAATTAAAATTAGAAGCAAAAAAAGATAATAATATTTATACTAAAAAAGCTGATGAAAGCCATGCAGTACAGGTTAATGGCGATATACATATCGACGTTTTTAAAAGGTGCCCAGAACTAAAATCAACAATTGATAATTATATTACTGATACTAATGGGCATCTTCCAGTGGCGGCTATTTTAGAAAAAGTAAAAGGCATTCATAATGGTAAAAATTGCCAAGATTCTGATTTTGATGATGAGCAGTTAATGAAATATATTAGTGATACAAATGCTGCTGAAAAAAACGCGCACCCATCAGATGATATAAATCATAATCTTGGCAAAGTCAGAGGTTTAGCGGGCGGAGATATTGACCTTGCAAACACTGATGCTTTTCTAGGATTAATGCCAGCATCGCATAAAACCTAAAATTTTCTTTTAATTCTTCCCAATATAGCTAGTGGCTCTGATTTTTTTTCTGATACATTTTTAATTAAATTAGGATTTTTTACGGTAAATCCTTTTGTAATATAAAATTTATATGCTAGATAAGCATTTAATAACGCCATAAATCCGTCATTTGGACCAGATTTTATATAATGTATCTGTGGATCGCCAGTTCTTGAAATAGTTGGTTTTATTTCCATGTTACAGCAATGTTGTATTAGCCATGCTATTTTTTCATAATCTCCGTATGGAAATTTAAACTGACCTTTTTTTAATTGCTCGTATATATCCATTATGAAATGGTCTCTTTGAAATTGTATTTCTTTTGGAAATGAATTTTGATTAAATTTAATATTATCGTTTACTTTTGTGCCTAATGCTCTTGATACTAAATATCTGTCGCCATATGCATTATGCATAACATTACTAAAATCTTCGCTATACCCAATATCTCCTACAGCAAGATCAACACTATAAGTTTTCATTATTTGATCTATTAGCCCTTTTTTATATTCCATATCATTTCTTTTAAATTTTGTAGCAAAATCTATTGATAATATGTTTGGTCCACTAACTGATAATACTACTGCCGTAGTAAATGATTTGCCGGCTTGTTTTACTTTGCCCGGATTAGCTATTTGCTCAATATCATTTCTTCCGCCATAATCCAAACCCAGAACCACTAAAGGCTCTTCACCAGGATCTATTTTTGCCCTAAATTTTCTGCCCACTTCCGCGCAATGAATTCTTATTTCATCAGGTGTAATCGGGCTTGTTTCGCCTTGAAAAAACTCACCAAGAACTTCATTTTGATATGATCTTTCACTATTAATTGGAGATATTCCTGGTTTTTCAGAAAGCATTTTTTCTTTTGTAAAATCAGGCATATATAATTGATTTATATGAAATCCAATCATTTGGCATTCATTTGGATCTTTAGTAGATATCCATTTGCCTCTTTCGGCAGCTGTCCTTTTATCTTGCTCATGCCCGCATTTAGTGCATTTGACTATAAAGCCATGTATCCAAATTTTTTCCCAATCATCAGATCCTGGTGTATATAAAGTAAAATAATCTTTGCATTGCTCACACCCTAAATAATAGTATTGTTGAGATGAGGCTTGCCACATATGATGAAATGCGCTACCTCTCATTTTAGGAGTTCCAAAATATACTTGAACACCTCCGCCAAGCGAGCCATATTGTGCCTTTAATGCTGTTTTGGTCGTGTTTGATATGGCTACGTCGCTCATATCCTGACAATTGTGAACAATAGGTCCTCCAACATTTTTACTTGATCTAGATGGGCATAAAATAAAATTATGATTATCTTCTACCTCAATATCATATACTTTTTCTTTTTTATTTGTATGTTTAATACTATTAATTTTATTAAACATAAATTTATTTAATCCATTATATGATTTTAATAATGATTCATTGGTTAAATTCTCGGCAGCTATCCAACCATTGTTTGTTAAGAATCTATGATTTGGAGTGCATCTCGTTCTTCTATTTTTATAATTTATTTGTATTAAATCTCTATCAGGTCTCTGCCAGGCATTTAATATTTTTTTAAATTCAAATTTTTCTGTAGACTCATTAAATGTTTTAATTAAAGGTAACGGTTTTCCTTTTTTAAATCTATTATATAATGATCCTATTCTTACTGGACCAACAGACGTTTCAATTTTTTGATTGTAAGGAAAGCATTCGTCAAAGAACAAAACATCCGCTGTATTATGAGTAGGAATAAAGCTTCTTGTGATCAAAAATAAATGAGATGGGCTATCAACCGTAATACATCTCATTGGTTTTGATTGAATTCGCTCAACCTTTGAAATAAATCTATGAGTATAAGAAAATATAGTACGATTATGTGCTTTTATTCTTTTGAGTTTTCTATCTAGTCTGAATACCGGAAGTCTAGTAATAAAATTAAGTCTATATTTATTCCCAGATCTTTTATAATAAAGCGATCTTTCATTTTTTATTAAAGAGCATTTAATGCCTAAACTTTTAATTAATTCATGAACATTTTTTGCAAGCTCTGGTATAACAGAGCAAAACTCTAATTTCCCAGTTTTATCAATACAGCCATCCGTATCCATTAAGCCTTGCAATAAAGATAATCTTTGTTCATATGATGACTTTAAATATATTTCTGGAATATGTTTATTATTTACTAAATTATAATTATATGATTTAAGTATCTGTGGATGTGCAGACTCTATAGCTGCACTGCAAGAACCTGCATCGCCTAACCATAGTCCAAGTAAATACGGATCAATTGGTAATTCTTTTTCTGGGTAATTTAATGGCAATGCATTTAGTATAGAATGGTTATTTTCTTTTAAATTATTTGTTTTTAATGAATTAAATATCTCTAATGTATTTTTTACGGTTGGTTTTGAAGGATTCTTCGTTCTTCTTGCAGAAACTCTATTTGATTTAGTATAAGTTAACCACAAGTGATCTGCGCAAGCTTCCACTTCTGTACCGTCATCAAATGTTAATTTAAATGCCTCTGGCGAATAATTAATTGGATGTAACTTTGTAACTTTACAAATATTACCCTTTTCATCAAATAGCTCGTAGCCTTCCTTTAAATCTGATAATTTTATAAAACCATTAGGTGTTGGTAATTCTGTATCTAATGATAGTTGTTTGCCACGAACTCTATCGCCGTCTACCCCGACGCTCTCAATGAAAACGTGATTTCCTCCGGAGAACTGCTTGAAAGTCATACTATTATTAAAATCACTGCTGCCATCTAATAAAGATTGCATGTACGTTTTTGAATTCTTTTTGCCATCTGACCCAGGAATTGGTATAGACGAAGAAACCATTGCATTGAATTTTGTTTTAGAATAAGCTGCAGCAATTTCCAAAGTAGGAAATGCATGTATAATTCTTATTGGAGGCTTACCATTTTTTCCAAATAAGCCTGATCCAAGGAAATACATTTCTAGCACAGATGTAGTTGTAGTTAAGCCTACTTGACGACTTTTACTAATAATAATAGGCTTTGAATCACGCTCTAAAGATTTTACGCCAATTAATCTGACAAGATCAGCAAATGGTCTATAGCCATTTCCTTGGATTCTGTACGGCTTGCCATCTAGAGTAAGATATTTTTGACTCCATGCTACAGGATCAAATTCCAATAGCTTGTCTTTTAAGGCTAAAAATAAATCTTTATCTGACATTTTAGTGAATTGCCATCAGACACAATGCTGGCGGTTTTCTTGGTAAGGGAGTCCATAAAAGTAAATTCATATATTTAATATATCATAAGATTTCAATAATATTTTGATATATATCATGTATATTATGGAATCAAGGATATCAGAATGTCTAATAAAGTGAACAAACCGATTGGGTCATCATTATCTGAACAATATATTCGCGCAAGAGCCGCAAGCCCACCAAAGGCAAGTCCGCTAATCGCAAATTCTGTTTCTGATTTTAGAAAATCAGCAATAGCGAATGAAATAGAGCAGGGCAAATTTATTGAAGGTTCTGGCTCCAAACATTATACTAATGGTTTAACGCAAGCGTCAAATGCTACTTATTTGGTAAAGAACGCGCAAATTTCTTCTACCACTGGCGCAGGAGGATACAAAGGATCGTCAGGAAATGCTATTAAGCAAACTCCTGAAATTTATTCTCCTTTATGGCTAAATAGCAATCTCAATTTGCCTAGAGATAAAGCTACTATTAATGCTTGGTCACGATCTTTCTATGCCCTGAACCCATTCGTTCAAAATGCAATTAATTTGCATAGCACATATCCAATCAGCAAATTAAATATTAAATGTAGTAATAAAGAAGTAGAAAATTTCTTTAATGAAATGATTGAAGAATTAGATTTAATGAATGTATGCTGCCAAATAGCCCAAGAATATTATTTATTAGGAGAAGCTTTCGTTTATACTGAGCTAGATGAAAGTAAAGGAAAATGGTCTCGCGCACTAATGCAAAACCCTGATTATATGATAGTGAAACGCACTGTAGTTAACAGTGAGTCATTAATTATGTTACGACCTGATGAAAATCTAAGAAGAATTGTATTCTCAAATAAGCCTGCAGATGTAGAGCAGAAAAAACAATTAAATCAATATATAGTAGATTCTGTCAAGCGCGGCGAAAATATACCATTGGACAATTTTCACGTATCTTTTATTGCTAGGAAAATTAGCCCTTATGAAATTCGTGGAACAGGATTATTAGTCAGCATTTTCAGAGATTTAATGTTGTATGATAAATACAAAGAATGCAAATATGTTCAGGCGGATCAAATGGTTAATCCAATGACAGTCGTAAAAGTTGGTAGCGCAGATTTTAAACCAACCGTCGCGGATTTAGAAGCAATTAGAGAAATGTTCGAAGCTGCCGAATATGATAAGGACTTCAAACTGTTTACTCATGATGCAGTAACAATTGAGCGCGTTGGCTATGGCGGACAATTAGTTGACGTAAGTGGGGACGTAACTCAAATAATTAAAAATATTTTTATAGGCTTACAAGTGCCATCTGTACTTATGGATGGAGGGTCTGATACTACATATGCGAATGGCGGCGTTGCATTTGATTTATTAAAGCAGCGTTACATGCAATTCCGCAACATGATGTCAAGTTGGCTTAAGCGAAAAATATTTGCTCCCATTTCAAAAATTCAAAATTTTTATGAATATAAAGATGGAAAAAAACAATTAATTATTCCGGAGGTTGACTGGAATCACATGTCACTGTTTGATGCTGATTCTTATGTAAATACATTAAAAGAGTTGAGCACAGCTTCAGGCGAAGGTCAATTGCCTAGAGTTTCTACTCAAACATTGTACAGGTCTCTTGGATTAGACCTGGAAGATGAAACAAGAAAATTAAGGCAAGAGCAAGTTAGGCATGCAATTGCTAAAAAAGAATTTGATGCATTGCAAAAGATGAGTCTAAATAATCTACGCTCAATTACAGATGAAGATGAAATATCTGAAGAATCTCCCGCTAATGATCAAGCTGGCGGTGCTGCCGGCGCGGCGCCTGAATCTCCATTGCCTGGAGAGATGGGTGCAGGGGCTGCTCCTCCACCGGAAATGCCACCTATGCCTCCGCCGCCATGATAATTTAGATCTAATGCATTTTAGTGCATTATAATATAACAATATATATTGGATTATTATGACACCAAAAGATTTTGCTAAAGCCTTATTGAATGGATTAAATGCGCCCATTAATGATAATAATATACAGGCAATAATTGCGTGGGAGGCTTTGGAAGGAGGTCATTATTCTAATGATGCTCGTTATAATCCGTTAAATACTACATGGAAAATGCCGGGGTCTAAAAATTTTAATAATTTAGGCAATGGCGTTGGTGTTCAATCTTATGTTAGCTGGGATCAAGGATTAGACGCCACATTAAAAACTATTAAAATGGGATTATATAGCAAAATAATAGATAAATTAATGCTATCTGCTCCTGCAGATGATATTTTATCCGAAGTTGATAAAACACCTTGGGGCACCCATAACATGGGAAAACATCGTGCATCTGAATTCATGGCTTATAGTGATAAACCTGATAAATTTGTCGGCGAATCACAACAGTCAGAATTTATTGCTGATAAAAAAGAAACAGAGACTGGTGCAGGCACAGCAACTAAAACTGATAAAAGTACATATCCAAATGTAGCAAAATTAGAGCAAGAATTACAAACATTATTGGACAGCGTCGCATCACGCAAACATAAGTTTGTAAAAATTGCGGATAATCAAAATCAATTAGGTCATGATTTTTATCAAGAATTAGTAAATATGTCTCAGCGCGTTGGTATGAAACCAGAAGATATTTTGGCTGTAATGTATTCTGAAAGTGGATTAAAGCCAGAAATTTTTGCAGCAGGTACTGGCGGAGCCGTTGGCTTGGTACAAATGGTACCATCTACATTAAATAGTTTGGGATTTGGTGACTCTTCAGATAATAAACAGACTCTTAAAGATTTTTCAATGTTATCCGCAACTGAGCAGCTTAAATGGGTTGAAAAACTTATAAATCAGCAGCAGTCAATGGCTGGAACAAAATTAGACAGCGCGGCAAAATACAGAATTGCAAACTTCCTTCCAGCATCATTTAGTATGGTGCCAGGAATTAAAGATGGCATAAGGGATGCGGTTCTTGTATACGAGCATATTCCTCCCGGAGCAGGCAGAAGGTATGGTAGGGACGAGAATTCGTGGTACAATGCCAATAAGGGTTTTGATAAAAATAAAAAAGGTTATATCACATATGGAGATGTAGAGGATGATACAAACTCAAAATTTTCATATAGTGGTTTTAAAAAAATTCTTAATGATTTAAAAACATATTCTGGTAAAGATTATCAAATTCCAATATCAAACACTAACCAAGACTCCGTTGTCAATACATCGCCGAAATCAACTGACACCACAGATGATGCTAGATATCCAAATGTAGCAAAATTAGAACAAGAATTAAAAACATTATTGAATGCTGTAGCATCATTAAATCAAAATTTATTAATTAAAATTAATGGGGATCATCACATTAATAATATAGGATGTGCAAATATTATTTCTAATTTACTAGACAATAAATTAGGCACTGATTCATTTGTGCATTTCGATGATTCAACGGTCGAGATTGAGTGTAAAAGCTATAATAGCATAAAAGATATATCTATTGCATGTGATGTAATAAGTAATAAATTTAATGAGAAATATGGCAGTAATGTTGTATTTGGAATATTATTAAATAAAAAATCAAAAATTACTCCCGCCTCCTTAAATAAAGCTTACATAAATAATAGAATGTTTAAAATAATAAACGCAGGTAAAAATGGCTGACATAAATAATTATTTAAATATAATAGATTCATTGCATAGAGAAAAATTGCCAAGAGATTTTAGTTTTGCTGAAATCATATATAAGGCTATGAAGGAAAAATTAGTTGAAATATATATTGGTGATACTTATGAAGACCTAAAATCTCAAGATAGTACTACAAAAATTAACGCAGTAATTTGCGGAATTGTAAAGGCAGCATATAAGGAGTGCTTAATACTTGATTGCGCGTATGTTGATCAATCTACCAAAAAGCCATCATTTGGAAATATTGTTTTTTTAAATGAAAGAACTATTAGAACAATAACAGAAGTTGATACTGTCGGAACTTTAAAAGATACATTTATTAGTAGTAAAGAATGTTTAGTTGTTAAAAATTTATTTGAAAAATTAAAGAAAAAATGACAGATTTTAATAAGCTATTATATAAAATTAATTTATTTTATAAGATTGCTTTTGTCAAGTTATCTTATATAAGAAAATTAAATAATGGCAAATATAGAGTTTACTCTAAAAATGGCAAAAATTTAGGCACATATGATAGTAAATCAGCAGCAGAAAAGCGCTTAAAAGATATAGAGTTTTTTAAACATTTAAATAAAAAAGCATCTTTAAAATTAGACTTGACAAAAATAGATGAGATTAGTTATTCTGCTATAATGAGATGTCTAGCTAATAACTATAACAATGATATTGTATCTATGTTTCAAAAAGAGTTTAAAAAATTTTTTGATCAAGAATATTTGGCGGGAAAAGAAAATCCACAAAATAAATCTTTAATCAAAACTTTATTAAAAATAAATAAAAAATATCCAATAACTTTAACTAAAAAATTATTAAAAGATTTTAATAAATGATTTATAGATTCCATAAAGTAGATGACGGCATTTATAGGGGCAGCGCACCCTCTGTACAGGATGTTATTCAATTACATAAAAATTATGGAATAAATAAAATAATAAGCCTTGATGCAGATAGCGGAAATAAAATAAATAGAATATGTAAATTATTAAATATTAATCATGTTAATTTACCAATTAATGAGGATAAAAAAACAATTATTAATTTATTAAATCATAATATAAAAAATTTATTGCAAGATGATGGTCCTACATTTGTGCATTGCTTTCATGGAAAAGATAGAACCGGCTTAGTCATAGCATTATACAAAGTAAAGTGTTTGGGAGTTGACCCAGACGATGCAATTAAGGAAGCTGAAAAATTAGGTTTTGGAGTCGGAGTAAATCCTTATTTTATAAATTTATTTAAAAAAATAATTTTTGCAGCCTCAATTAAAAAAGAAAAAAAAGATGAAAATAATCTGAGTATTACTGATAATGTAAGAAACAATTCATCACTAGCAGCAGGTAATTTAGTAGGAGACATCAGGGACAGTTATCTTGACAAAGGATCACAACCGTCTTTTGCTCCGTTTATGAGCACAGAAAGGGTAGATCCATTTAATCCTGTTTATAATTATGTCTATGATAGTTATCCAACAAGAAATAATTATGATTTATCTGACATAATAGAAAGAGGCGACCACTCATCAAACGGGGTGCCTGCTGTAGGTTTATATGATAATTCAGTTATAAAAGGCGTCGGTCCAGTTGATTTGGGTAATGGCTTCGTAAATTATTGAGGTAATATGTTAAACAAGATAGCTTCACAATTAAGTTATAATATAAGCGCGGCAGAAAAAAATCAAGCCGAAAAAGCTCTTATTTGTTTTAAACATACAAAAAAATCTTTAAAATTAGCTATTGAATATATTGATATACTATATACTCCATTTAAAGAAAATTCAGATATTACAGCAGAAGAAATTATAAAATATAGAGCCGCATTAAGAAGATTTAGAGATAAAGCAATTGAAAATTTCAACACATTTAAATTGTTATCTTTTGAATGTGTTCAAGTAATGGATATTTTTTCTTCAGATTCTCAAATTAATAAATTAATTAAAACATTTATTTCTATGATTGATGACATTCAGTCTGACGTCAATAAGTTTGTTGATGAATTCAAAGATTTAAAGTCAAAAACTTTTATACCAGATATAATAAAATGTATTGATAATATTAAAAAAAATTCCGATCAATTACAAGAAATAATAGATGAAAGAATTTTATCTCATATTCAAGAAAATATTTTATCATCAACTTGGATTGATGACGTTAGTCGAGAACTAAAAAGAAAAATTGAAAAAAAGAAACCATTAATAATAGATTTATATAATAAAAGCCAAGAAAATTTAAAAAAAGGAAAATAATATGTTTATTAAACGTGGTGATGGCAAAATTTTATCAGTTGTTGAAGCGGACGCCGAATTAAAAGAAAAGGCGCAAAAGCTTAATAATGAAGAAAAATTAAAAGATAATAATAGTGATTTAAAATTAAAATCTTAATTTATTTTAAAAAAATAGTAATAAATAGTTATTATAAAGAGGTAATATGTTTCTTAAACAGGGTGAATTAATAGAATTAGGCATGAACTCAGTGCAATCCGCTGATGCAGTAATGCCAATTTTAGATCCAGAAATTGTAGAAAATTTCAAAAAGATAGCTACAGGACTGAAAAAAATTGCCCCCAAAGCCAATGACTTTCTTTATTTCTCGGCTGTAATGATGCATGCGGCTGAGTCCGCAATAATTAATGAAGATGGCACTATAAAATTAGCAAGAGACGGTAGCCCATTAAAAGCAGCCTGGCAGAAAAAAGGTGATAGCTGGAAATGGACATGCACGGACTTGAATGTAAAAGCTTATCGTAACAGTAATGGCGATATCTTTCCAGAAGAAGAATTAGTTAAAGCTTATAAAAAATGGATTGGCAAACCGCTTTGTATTGATCACAAATCAAATTCAGTAGATCATGTTAGAGGTTTTATTGTTGATACATATTATGATCGTGCATTAAAGCGTGTTATTGCGCTTTGTGCGCTAGACAAATTCAACTACCCAGATTTAGCACGCAAAGTGTCTACTGGATATTCAAATTCAGTTAGCATGGGAACTGCCGTAGGAAAAGCCGTGTGTTATGATTGTGGAAATGTAGCTCGTGTAGAGCAGGATTTTTGCAATCACATGCGCTCAAAATCATGTTATGGTGAAATTAATATTGATCTTAGCCCAATTGAACTTTCAATAGTTGTAAATGGCGCGGACCCACAAGCAAAAATTAAACATATTATTGCTGCGGCAAACAATCTCAATAGCTATGTAGATATGAGAAACGCAGAATTAAAAAAGATTGCAGATGTAAAATATACTGCAGAAATATCAGTTTCTGATAGTGACGGAGATAAGTTTCAAGGATCAAAGATTGATATTTCTGGAAATAATTTGCAAGAATTTGAAAAAGATCTTCAAGATGCCTTTGAAAAACTGAAAGAAATTTCTGAAAATGCTAGAAATCTTCCAGAAAATTCAGGTAGTGATTCAGAAAATTCACAAGAATCTCAAGAAGATAGTAATAATCTAGTATCAAATCAGTCTTCAGGCACAGCGTCTATGGAAGAGACGGCATTACCAAATACAGATTCGTCACTTCCATCATATTCACAAAGATTTGCATCAAGTAATGAATTGCAAAAATTAAGCTCCTCAATAGAGGGCAAATTACACGATATGAAAAGAGTTTTAGATAAGTTAGTAAATCAATCAACTAATATAAAAGAGGAAAATATGTTTGTTTCAAAAGATGGATTCAACAAAGGGGCTTATTATCAAGGTGGTGGCGATGGAAACGAACCAACTCCTGGCAAACCAAAATATGAAAAAGATCCCATGAACGAAGACCTTCGTTCAGGTGGTGATAAACATATGGTTGGTCAAAAACCATTCCCAGAAGTGGGAGATGTAGATGGATTGCATCCTTCACCTGGTTCAGCTAGCGAAAGCAACGAGCTAGAGCGTAAAAAAATGCTTGCTCGTGCAGAATCTGAGGAAAGAGCGTTTCGCCGCGCCGCAGCAGTAAGAGCAGCAAAATCAGCCCTTGAATCTAAAAGAGCATACTACCAAGGCACAGAAGAGCCAACACCCGGCAAGAGGCAATATCAAGTTGATTCTCTTAATGAGGATATGCGCGAGAAGGGCGACAAGCAAATGCTCGGCGCAAAACCATTTCCAGAAACTGGCAAAGTTGATGAGTTATATCCTGGTGATATGGAAACAAAAAAACTTCACCAACGCGCCTCATTATTACGTGCCAAGTTTGTTAAATCAGCAAACTTAAATGGTACAGTTAATTTGGGAGCCAGTGGATGGCAAGTCTATCAAGGTGATAGACTTGTATTAACCGCTTCTGTTAATGATATTACTGGTGGTCGCAACGATGCGCTATATGACACCATCGCTACAAAAGAGTTTGGTACTAAACTTCTTGAAAAAGTAAAAGTTTTTGGTGCAGACAGAGTTTCAACAATGTATAAATCAGCTCAAATGCCAGCCGCCCCAGCAGCAGCTCCAGCCGATGCCGCATCAGCCATGCCAGCAATGCCAGCAATGCCAGCAAGCCCACCAGGTGCTCCAGGCGCGGCTGCACAGCCAGCAGCAGCAATGGATATGGGCGGCGAAGGCGATCCAAAAGAGAAGGTAGTTACTCTCGCTCAACAAGCAGTAGATGTAACATCAGATCTTTTAGAAGCAGTTCGCGCATTAACCGGCGAAAGAGCCGAAATGGGAGAACTAGATGCTATTACCGCTCCAGCAGAAGCATCATCAGCTAAAGTAAGCTCAGCGTCATTAAATAAAATGCGCAAAGAGTTAAACTATGCATTAAAAGAATCAATGCTAGAATCTATCGCAGAATTAAAAGATCATGTATCAGAGCTAAAAATGATCAGCTCAATGTATGATAATGGAACTTTGACCGGCAGTAACTCACATGAGCTAGTAACCGTCGTTCAAGAAGCTAAATCAGATGCGAAATCCGCAATCGCAAATTCACGTAAACTCATGGGCGCGTTCGTAAAATATGCTCGTGGAACAGAGGCTCTTGTTAAGAGAGCGGCTATTGAGGCAAAAATGTTTAAATCAGCGCAATCATCCAAAATGATGACAGATATAGAATTAGATAAAGAATTAGAGCAAATTCTAGGAGAAGGAAGCAGAGACTCAAATGATGGCTTAAGTGCCGACGACGCTCAAGATATTCTAGACTTGGCAGATGCGGAAGCGCATGAAGACGGTATGTATGCTGATGATGAGTTAGATGCCGATATGATGCTGCCACCAGGTGCAACTGCAACTGTTACAAATCCAGATGGCTCAAG